GACGATTTGAATATGTATGAAAGATTCCCAACAGAGGCTGCTGATAGTGTTAGAAATCGTGTAAAAACGATTATTGATAAGCTAGAACCTAGTTTGCGCCTTGGCATTACACAGGAATATCGTGAGAAGCTCGAAGATGCACTTAAGAAACAAAATGTTGATGAACGTCTGGGTGGTACCCATCGTGATCGGGTCATGTTTTTGAATGGTGCGTTTAAAGTTTCATCGCGTGAAAAGACTGATGATGAAAAGAAGCGGGAGGAGGCGTTGGCTAAGAAAGATTCCACCAAAGGAGGAAAGTCTGGTAAGAGTGGTAACGCTTTTGCTGACTTGAAAGAAATGGTGGCAGATAAAGAAGTTGTTCCGCAATCTAAGAAAGAGGTTGGGAATGTTATGATGGAAGTGATGGATGTTGAGACAAAGGATGAGAAACGTAAGTACTGGTCGGCCCATGCGCAAGAAGCTAATGATATAACGGCTGAAGCTGGAAAGCTCCAACGTCGTGTTGAGAAGTATGTGCATGGAAAACACCAGAATCCTATGATGAACTTAGCTAAACGTCTGACGAAGGATGTTGAGAAGGCAAGTGCTGTCTTGTTGGCTAAAAGTCCTTCACATCCTCTAGAGAGTTTAGAGAAGGGAGGTACCATATCTGATCGAGGAATAGAGTGGATGGATTTGCAATCCAACTACGTTCAGGAGATTGGTTTTTTGATACCAAAGAGTGATAAGAAGTTTTGGGAGGGTCCATCAGACGGTGAGGTTAAAACACCTCCTGTTGAGCAGAAGAGTTACGCTAGTATAGTTTCTGGGAAGCCAGGAGTAGCGAAGCCCCTGGTTCCTGAGGTAAAGGCAGGAGCCGGTGATGGAGATAAACCCCGAAAAGTGTGGACATGTGCCTGTGGGTATGACAATTTCGCGTGGAGGCGTGAGTGTTTTAAGTGCGCTGTAGGGCGTCCTAAGCAATATCAGCTTGTTGCGAAATTTGTAACCCTTAGGGAGAAGGAGCCAGTTAAGCAAAGTGGAGAGATAGCTAAAGCGTCGAAACCTGTTGAGGAGGGACCAACTCCAAACATCGGTTTTGATGTGGCGGCTTTTTCTAACAGCTTGTTTAAGATGGTTCGTGGAGAAGATAATGTTGGTACGGTTCCTTACGTAACTGTTGGTGATCAAAGTGGATTTTTGGTTAACAAACATAATGTGAAAACTGGCCATAAGCTGTTAATTGAAGAGGTTGTTGGGTCGGAGGGTCGAGTGATCACGAAGTTAATGGACTTGTGTTCGCTCGAACCGGTGTGGTGTAAAACCGTGCCGATTTCTGCCGATTTGGTGCTTTTTTGTTATCAGTTGAAAACAGCAGGGGTGAAACCCTTGCAGTGTAGAGTTGTAGAGGGTGTGCAGGATCATCAAGAGCAAGGAGCTTTGGTTGGGTTTGACCCAACTAAGTCTTTCAAACTCAGGGTTATTCCTTGTGTTTGGCGTAAGGCTATTGCTGATTTTGTGCACCATGATGCTAGTACCGGACCGATGGCGTGTGGATCACCCATTGTGGATGGTACCGGAAAGATTGTGGGAGTTCATTCCCACGGAAATTCTGGTAATGTTCGTCTGCCTAATTCGGCAGCGAGTATTACCATGCTTGAAAAAAAATAGAAGCTGCGCCTCGAGTGTTCAAGTCTCGGGCGGAGGCTATAGAACAATGGCGTAGCAGTTTGATATTCCGCCCTGAAAGTGAAGCTCGGTACAAGCATCTAAAGTATTTGGGTACTGTTCGTGGTGTTCAACCAATACCAGAGCATGCCAAATGCGATATGTTGCCTAGTACTTTAGTTAGACACTTTGATGATGACGTTAGAGAGTTCATGGATGATAACTCGGGAGATTATGTTGTTTCCCAGTCAAAGCGGGGGCATCTAGAGAAGTCTGTTATGAAATTAGATATAGATCCTGTTTATAAGTTTCGTCAACACCCTAAGATAGTGGATGCGCTCCAATTTGTTGGGGATATGTTTGATGATGCATTTAGGCAGGATCACATGGATATGCAAACTTTGATCGATGAAGTTGTCGGAGACACTTCATCTGGGATAATTGAAGCGTTGAGAGGTCTTCCGAAGAAATGGATGTGCATGCGCGAGGAGTTACCTATCCTCGAGTATGAGAATCCTGATTTGACGGAAGTTCCTATTTGGAAAGTGTCTGGGAAAGTTGAGATTAAGAAGAGAGCTGATTACATTGGAGAGATGAAGCAGCGTACTTTCATTATCGAACCTTTTGGACATCTTTGGCAAACTAAGAAGTTTTATGGCAACCAAAATAAGGCTTTGAAGATGAGTGGATGGAGTTATTATGGCTTTGATCCGTATGCGGGTGGAGTCAATACTCTCGCCAATTCACTTCTCAGACATAGGAGGTTTTGGGAGCTTGACGGTAGAGGATGGGATCGAAGTATCCCGATGATGCAGGAGATTTATGATTTACGTAATGTTTACCGTAAGGATTCTGCCTTGTTGCGTTGGGTGTATCAACACCTGATAGAATCGATTTTGCAATTTCCTAATGGGGATGTTGTTTTGAAGAAGTGGGGAAACAATAGTGGCTCGGGCAACACGACTGGTGATAATACACTAGGTATGTGTTTGGTCCTTGCTTTAGTGTTCTTCCACCTTGGATGCACTGCCAAGGATATTGTTGATAAAGTTTCAATTGCTGTGTTTGGAGATGATGTTGTTGGAGCTGATTCTCTGGATGTTAGTGATGAAGAACTTGAGCGTGGTTTCAGACATATCTTCACGGATATGTTTGGTATTGTTCTAGATCCTTTCGTGATTTATTCACGAGTGACGGAGTTGCACTTCCTTGGTTTTCAAATCGCGGAGTATAAAGGAATGTATATTCCAAAGTACCCTGTTGATAGGTTGTGTGCGTCGGTGCTCGGTAATCAGAAAGGTATGGAAGTTAGAGCTGAGTTGAACAAACTAGCCTCGTTGATGTTAATGTCTGCGGGTAATGGGCGCGATGTTTATTCTTTTTTTCGTCGTGCCTTGATGGATGCTATTTATAAGTCGGATCATGAGTCTGCAGTTGAGCTTCGAAAGCAAAACTTGGATATTGTGATTCCTACTTATGAGGTTACCATTGATTGGTACTGTGGTTTTGAAGGCCCTGGTATTAGTAGTATGGAACCTTGGTTTGACTTGTTCGCCTGAGGACTGATCTTTGTATGGGGGGTTGGAGGCACAAAGAAATTTGTGATGGCGAAACAAATAGGAAAAGAAGCGATGACTCAGTTGAATCGTGAGTCTGATAGTATGCGTGAGAAGTTGAGAGCTTCCGGGGTAGCTCCATCCGAAATTAACACTCGGGTGAAGCAATCGCGGGAGGACAAGATTGCTCATATGAAAAGTCAACCTGGGTATGGTAAAACTCTAAAACCATCGCTGAAAAGTGAGAACTTTAGACCGAACTATGCTGGGAAGATGCAAAACGCGCGAGAACGTGCTGGCTTGACACCAGCAAAACAGCGTGCCGAGTTCCTGGAGTATCAGATACAACAGAAGCGTCGGTTGGAAAATGAATCCAAGAAGCGAGTGGTTCAGAAAACACTTGAAAGAGCGTTTCATGATCATCCTCGTGAGGCTGAGAAGATTAGGAAAGTTGTTTTGGCAAGTTCTAAAACTCCGGAAGAAAAGGCTCGTAAAAAGGCACTTAAGAAGGAGCGAAGGGCTATGGCTCGGGAGATGACTGGTTCTGAGGGATCCTGGTGGGACCCCATTGTGAAAGCGGGAGCGGATCTAATTCCGAAGTTGCTACCTCTCTTAATTGGGATGGGCGACTACACTGAAGAGGAGGCCCCTCTGCTGAAAGGAGAAATGCCTGAATCGAATTCGTTGTTGGCTGCATCGTCAAACGGACAGTGTGGCACAGCGGTTCCTTACATGCATCGTAAGGGTGACAAGGTGAGAGTGCAGCATCGTGAGTACGTTGGAGACGTTTATTCTTCCACGGCGTCCTTTACACAGACGTCTTTTCCAATTAATCCTGGAATGGAGGAATTGTTTCCTTGGTGTGCTCCCGTTGCTAATTGTTTTACCTATTATCGCTTGATGGGCATGGTAGCTGATTTTGTTTCTCAGGGAACAGATTATGCGAACACGGCTGGTCTTGGATATGTTGGTTTAGCAACTCAGTACAATCCATTGTTGCCTGATTTTGCGAACAAAAAGGAATTCATGAACTATCAGTTTGCTAATGCGGTTAAACCATCGCTAAGCATGACTCATTGGATTGAATGCAAGCCAAATGACATACCGGATGCGGAAAGAACTGTGCGAGCTGGGACTATTCCAGCAAATGCGGATCTTCGTCTGTATGATCATGGAAAATTGTTTCTTGCGGTGGGTGGAAACACGGCCGCAGGCGCCATCATTGGGATGTTGTGGGTGTCGTATGATGTGGAGTTTTACTTTCCGAAGGTTAGTGGCTCTTCAAGCGGCGTTCTTGACTACTATTTGACGAGAAGGGATGGAGTGCTTGGCGCTGGAGAGTTGGGTGCGAATGTTGTTACGGTTAATACCCGCAGCACCATGAACATGACTTTCACTGCCAACACTATAGTTTTCCCCGGAGGAACGTTCGGGGATTACGATGTTTTAATTTTATACTCGGG